ACTTTGATGAAGACGGTTCTGAAATTTGCGGCTCAGTAATGTATGACGCATGGGGCGGTAGTGCCATGAGGGTTTGGGCTGAGGCGAAGTACAAGGCAATACAAAAGGACAAAGTAAAAAACATGGCAAAAGTAAGTATAGATATTTTAGGGGAAATTTCGGAATCGGTTAATTCTTACAACTCAGTAAGAACAAAGATTAACCAGGCGAACGGGCAGCCAATTAATTTAACAATATCCTCAGGCGGTGGCAGCGTCACCGAAGGAATGGGCATTGCTGACTTAGTTGCTAATTATCCCGAAGAAACCACGGCAACAGGAATCGGCTTGGTAGCAAGCATTGCAACGGTTGTATTGTTGGCAGCGGATAATGTTAAGATGACTGAAAACGCCTTCATGATGATTCACCGACCTTGGAGTTACACGATGGGTAACGCCGACGAACTTGAGGCAACGGCTGAATTATTGGACAAGATGGAGGCAAAGTTACTTGACATTTACACGGCTTCGGTTCTTAAACGCAAAGGATACCAAAATAACCTTCAAGAAAATATTACAAAAATGATGGCAGCCGAAACATGGCTGACCGCTCAGGAAGCATTAGAATTTGGCTTCATTGATGAAATTGTGAAAGTTGGCGAAAAAAACATAGATATGTTACCGTTGCAAAATAGCCTAAACAAGTTCTTGAATGTTCCAGCCGCATTATTAACAAACACAAAAAAAGAAGATGAAATGGGTAGTTCTATTTTAGAAAAAATCAAATCCCTTCTTAATAGCATAGATGAAACTCCCGCTGTGGAAAATGTTATTGAGGAGGAGAAAGTAATTGAAGAGCCTGAGATGGATGAAGTTGAAAAAGCTATTTCCATGTTAAAGGAGAAAGGTTACATTGTAATGTCACCCGATGAAATGGATGCCATTAACTCAAAGCAAAAAGAGGAAATTGAATCAATGTACAAAAAGACCGATGAACAAAAGAACTCAATCGCGGAAATCGAAACAGTTCTTGAAACATTGGGAAATGAATTGGTTGCACTCAGGGCGCAAGTTAAAAAAGGCGTTGGACTTCCTTCGGGCGGCTCAGCCCACGAAAAGGTTCAAGAAACAAAAGCGAAATCGAGTTATTTTGATTCTTTCGCTTCATTAGTTCAAAACAAAATCTCACAAAGATAATGGCAACAGCAAACGTTAATGGTTTTCTCGATTCAAACACATACGTCGGGCAAAACAGTTTAAACCGCACAAATCCGTATGCCAACGCGCAAGGGATAAACGCGGAGCAATTATACGGTATAGATACCTTTGAGGATCGCATTCCCGTTTCCTTCACCTATGGCACTTCCACGGCTGGCAATCGCTTAAGCATCGCACCGTTGACGGGTGTAACAAGTGCAAGTGATTTTTACAAGGTTACCGTCGTTGACGAATCAGGTAACGAGGCTTACGCCAACTGGCAATCCTCAGCACCAACGGCAATCTTACAGATAGCAACCACGGCGTTGAACAAAGGCAACGATTGGAAGGTGTTATTTGCAACGGCAGCGGCTGGAGCAAAAACGGAGTTTTCATTTGTGATTGAGGATTCATTGGTTTTAACCAATACTTCCGCAACCATTTCTTACCCAAATCTTTAAAATTAAAAACAAATGGCATTAGTTGAAATAAGCCAATTAGATGTGTCCTTCAGAGGCACGGAGGCAAATAACATTTTTTTAGAACCAGTTTTCTTTGACGATGACCTTCGCGGGCAATTCCGTGTACTTGGAAACGTTGCAAATAAAAAGAAAATGGTTTTCGTTCAGCAACTTGAGAACATTGTAAGAAAATACTCAGGCTGCGGATTTAATCCAGTTGGCTCGGTTGACATTTATCAGCGTACCATTGACGTTGAAAAAATGAAGGTTGATTTAGAAATGTGTTGGGACGAGTTCGAGGATACCGTTTTTGAAGAGTTATTGAAAACAGGCACAAGGCTTCCAGATGTTTCGGGAACGTTGATTGAAAACATTCTTTTGACCCGTACACAACAGGCGATAAGAAATGACATTACCCGTCTTTCTTATTTCGGTGACCAGTCTTCAAATAATCCTAACTTTGATTCACTTGATGGTTTTTGGACTGTTTATTACCCTCAGTTAGTTGCACAAGATTTAGTTCCACGTTGCAACACGGGCTCAGGTGCAGACCTTGGAGCTGGTGATGGCTTCGCGATTCTTCGCGCGGTGTATGACCAGGCTCCTTTGCAGTTAAAAGGTTTACCAGCTAACCAAAAGGTGTTCAATGTAACTCAAAGCGTTTATTCTCAATTAAGAGAAGACATTGAAAACGGCGGCGGCGGTGACTATGGTTTACTTCAGTTGATTAACGGTGTTGAGCAATTCACATTCCGTGGTGTAACGGTTATTCCTCAATTCCGTTGGGACGACATTGCAACCTCACTTGGAACAACTAAGCCGCATTATGTTGAATATACCACGCCGCAAAACAAGGTACTTGCAACCGACGTGTTAAGCCCTGAAACGGCTTTGGAACTTTGGTATGACCAGAAAGACGAAAAGGTGTATATCAAGGCACGCTTTAAAATGGGCGTGAATTATATTCACCCATCATTAATCAGCTTAGGCTACTAATAAAAAAGAATGAGCGCAATAACAAGCGGTTGGCTTAATCAATGTACAGACGGAACGTGCGCTGGTGGTATTGGTAAATTTTATATTGCCAATGCAAATCAGGTAACAAGCATTACCAACAACGCATCGGGAGCAACCACGGCAATAACAATGTCATCAACCGCCTCAGTGTTTTACGAGGTGGAATTTAGAGACAACTCAGGAGCATTCACGGAAACGGTGACGCAAGATCCTGATACTTTGTCAGTAGCCATTGAGCAAAGTTTGGTGGGAATCATTAATTGCCGTGACCAGGATTTAAGAAACCTTATTCAAGACATGGCAGGTCAGGCGTGCGGCTTGGTTTGTGTACACGTGGAAAACACGGGTAACTATTGGATATGGGGCGTTGAAACCATTGGGGCAAAGAAAAGGGTGGCAAGGTTAACAAGCGCAGAAGGTTTATCGGGTGCATTGTTTACCGATTCTAATCAAGAAACGCTTACCATTACTTGCAGAACCACGAACAAAGCGAGGTACATTGTGAACGGCGAAACAGTGATGAACGCCTTAGATTAATAAAAGTATGATAGTTAGAGATAAAAGCAAACAAATGCTTTACGTTGGGGCAGACCTTTCGGGCAAAGCTGGCATTATTCGAAAAACTATCGGCGAACTTTCACAAAACGAATTGAGGGCTTGGTATAAATCAAGCCCTCATACCGTTGGGCAACACGTCATTTTTACCCCTGAGAAAAAAAGCTATGAGCCAACAATTAAAGAAAATACAGGCAGTCCCGAACAGGAACAATCGAATAAGTAAGCGGAATCAAAGCCCTTTACTTGCCTCGGTTACATTAGACACCTCCAATACAATGCTTGTAAAGGAGGATATTTTTAATGAGCCGTCACGGGAGAGGCTTGATTTCACAGGGGCAAAGTGGGTAAGGTTCTTCACTCAAAAGGATGACTTTTTAAAAAGCCTTATCGCCATTGTAAATAATTCGCCGACGTTAAGAAGGATAATAGAAGATAAAACAAACATGGTCGTCGGTGACGGCTTTATTCCCATGAAGGGTAAGGCAAATACATTGCTTACAACCACGATGAAGGGTGAGGTTATCACCGACGATTCTTTAAATGAAATTGAGGATGTTATTAGCCAGGTTAATTTACACGGTCAAAATCTTCAGGAGGTTTTGGCTCAACTTGCTTTTGACTATGATGCTTTTGGGAATAGCTTTTGCGAAATTGTTAAAGGTAAAATAGGCAGCGAACCGTTTACTTATATTTATCATGTACCCGTTTATAACATTGGTATTCGAAAAGCCGAAGCGGATCAGCTTATAAAATCGGTTGGCATTTACGACAACTGGGAAGAAGTACCACTTACAACCGACGGCGTATTTTACGAAAGCGAAGGGTTCAGGGAAGTACCAATGTACCCAGATTTTAAGAAATTTGAGGACGGAACACAAAGAAGCGTTATCCATGTTAAGCAATACGCCGCTGGATATTTTTACTTTGGCTTACCTGAGTGGATTGGCGCGAAAATGTGGGCTGAAATGGAATACAGGATTCAGCGGTTTAATACAAGTAAGTTTGAAAACGGCTTCATGCCTTCGGGTATCATGCAATTTTTCGGTTCAATCACGCCAGCTGA